TAGTTAGAAATGGAATTGCAACAAACGGAATCCAGAGAATATTTTTAGGTATACAAACAATGTTAGTGGGTACAGTTTTAGCAACATTGGAAAGTACATTACCAGTAGCACCAGCAGGATTTACAGATGCAACAATATTACCAGCAATAACAACACCAATGGTTCCAGTTATATTTCCGTCTATATCGTCTTTTGGTGTTCCATGTCAATTAGAAATTATAGGATCAAAACCAGCAAATAAAGAAGATGCGTGGGGAATAATTGCGAAATACATACAACAGGGATTATCAATAAACGTAGTTCCTCCAATGATGTTTACAGGTACAATTGTATCTCAAGGAACTGCAATAACAACATCAACTTTGGTATTTAATTAATGGGTACATGTTATAATATATTATACAATACTAGTACAAGTGCTTTTTATAAACATGGTACATCTGTTACTGCTACAGGAGAACATGATTGTGGTTTTTATGTAGATAATGATCCAACTATAAATGCATTGTTGAATACATCGGCTGATAGTATATATGGAATTACGTCTGCTAATACTGATTTTTCGAGTGTTGTACAGGATGCAATTTCAGCTACATCGGGTACACCAGATACATCAGCAACAGATATAAATGAGGTAAATAATATGAAAGTAGAAATAGTTATAGAAGCTATATCTCCTGTAATTAAAACGGGTTATAGTCCAATTGAAAAAACCAAACCTACAGATGTAGTTACTAGATAGTATAAATATATATAAATTGAAGGAGTTTGTAAATGTCGCTTGATAAACTTTATTGTACAATAATTGAAGCAGAATATAACGCTACTGTAGCTACTATTGAAGCTATTCAAGGTGTACCATTATTGGCTTTACGTGCATTAAAAGGTAGTATAAAAAAATTTTCGGCTATAAATCTTGCGTTTGTAGAAGGTCGTTTAGAAATTTTAGAAAATTTATTAAACCAAATTTGGCAATTAATAATGAATGAAGTTCCTTTTGATAGATTTGATAGGAAAAATATATGTGAACTTGCGTATACATGTTTAGCATTAAGAAGACATTTTTTTGATGCAACTGATACAACAGGAGCTAGTGATGCTGATTATGTACAATTTATACCATTAGATATTAGGAATGGATTGAGAGATTTTACAGATTCTACTACATATCAAAATTTTGATAAGTATGTATGTAAGTTAGGATTTAGAAGATCATTAAGAGGGTTTGTAAATGCAATATTAGCTGATATACAAACACAATTAGATGAATTATTAAATACATTGGGGATAAATAAAATTGATGAATGGATACTTGATTATAGAAGAGCATCACTTCCATTTTTAAGAAAATTACAAGAGTTGGATAAATTTGCTAAATGTGCATTTTCAACTTGTAATTTTGCTCAAACGGCTATAAATAAACGGGAAGATATATCAGAAAGATTATTATATGAAAGACAAGCAACTGGTTGGAGTATAAAAGCAGATGAATTTATATTAAGTGCAAGAAAAAAAGAGAATGATTTAAGAATAAGAATAGATGAATTAAGAACAAGATTAGCTAATCCTAAATTTGGAAGTGAAGGAGTTAAGGCTTCTGATATAATGAAGTTTTAATAGGAGAATTATGAAATTTAAAGATTTATTAAACGAAGTTAAAACTATAGTTGATTATGAAAAATTGCCTGATTTTGAACCATTACCAATATTAAAAAAATTAGAAAAAAAATATGGAAAGGCAAGATGGAAACAATTTAATAATAATAAAGAAAGTTCAAAAACTATTAAAAGTTCAGATTTAATAATAATATCACCAAAAGATAAAAAAAATTTAAAAACACAATTACATGAATATGGTCATTATATACACGAACAGGGAATCATATCTATGGCAGGATTACGAAGATTATATAATTATTATAAAAAACATTTTAAAGGCACATCTAAAGATTGGTTGAATATAGATGATAATGATGTATTTGTGGGTAGAGGACATCAAGGAATTGCAGAATTTTTTGCTGATATGTTTATGTATAATATGTTAGGTAAATTAAAAGGAGATAATAAAACAGTAATAGATATGTTACTTACAGGAAAAAAATTTTAATATAAGTAACTTAAATTATAAATACTAATAAATATATTGAGGGACAAGGTTTGATCACCCTGTTTTTGCTACACCAAAAACTAACCTCTATAAAACTTAAACCTGTGTAGAGGTATATATGTCAAAACAATCAAAAACAAAACAATTTATAGATAAAGCTATCAGTATACATAGTAATAAATATGGATATGATAATGTACATTATAATAATAATAAAACACGAATACATATTTATTGCAAGAAATGTAAAAAATATTTTTTACAAATACCAAATAACCATTTAAGAGGTCAAGGTTGTTCTAAGTGTTCTGGAAAAAAAAAACCAACAACAAAAGAATATATAGAAAAAATATTAACTAAATATCCTGAAAATAAAAATAAATATAATTATGATAAGGTTGTGTATATTAATAGTAGTACTAAAATATTAATATGGTGTTGTAAATGTAAAAAATATTTTAAACAATCGGCATCAGCTCACTTAGATGGTCGTGGATGTTGGGATTGTGGTGGTTCTAAACCATTAAAAACAATAACGTTTGTAAATAAAGTACTTAATAAATACCCTGAAAATAAAATAAAATATAATTATGATAATGTTATATATACAAATACTGAAAATAAAATTTTGATAGGGTGTAATAAACATAAAAAATATTTTTTTCAAACGCCTCATAATCATTTGAGAGGTCAAGGTTGTCCAATTTGTAAAGAATCTAAAGGTGAAAAACAAATTTCTAAATGTTTAGATGAAAATGATATAATATATGAGACACAAAAAAGATTTAAATATTGTAAATATAAAAATACACTTTCATTTGATTTTTATTTACCAGAATATAATATATGTATAGAGTATCAAGGTGAACAGCATTATAAACCTGTTAAAAAAATAGGAAGAAAATGGTTTACATTAGAGGAATCTGTGAAAAATTATGAAAAAAATAAATATAAAGATAAACTAAAAAGAAAATTTTGTATAAACAATAATATAACACTAATCGAAATACCATATTGGGAATTTAAGAATATAGAAGATATTATATTTATTATAAATACTAATAAATAGTATTGGAGTTTAAATATGGCAGATAAAAAGAAAGTTAATCCGTTAGATTTTACTGGCCTTGATTATGATTCAATTAGAAGTAAGATACAAACAGAGTTAGATAAAAATCCTCAATTTGAAACATTTAGAGATTCTAGTATTGCTAAAACTATACTTGATATGTTTGCTGGTACAACGGATATAACCAACTATTACATTGAACGTAGAGCAGAAGAACAATTTTTTGATACAGCAAGATTAAAAAGTTCTGTTATTGGTTTATCAAGATTGTTAGGATATACACCAACTAGACCTATACCCGCTGAAGCTGGTTTGAAAATAATATTAAACGGACCGTTAAATCCTTCATTAACTGCTGGAGATACAGTTACATTTCAAAAATATGATACTACATTTACTGGTGATAGTAAACCATTTATGTTAAAGAATACATATGTATATACATTTACTCAAGATGATCTTGATGCTGGTGTTGGAGATCCGAATTGGACAAAAGAAATAAGATATGGTGTGAATATATCTGCTAGTGATGAAGATATACCTGTAGATAGTGGTGGTAATATAGATACTAGATTATTACTTGATATAGAAATGATTCAAGGAGAATTTAAGGTAGAAAGTATACTTGGAGCATCAAATCCTCAAGTTGGTACATTATTTCAAAAATATAAAATAAATGACACAACATTTAGTAATTATTATGGTGAAGAAGATTTGGGTTATAATGCATTAACTGGTGATGAAACATTAACTAATAATTTAACAAAACTTGGAATAGGACAAACACAAACTGAAGCATTTGAAGATGATAATTTACATAAGATAAGAAGAAAAAGTCTTGTTGATCCAAATGAAGTTACAGTGGGATTAACAGAAGTTCCAAAAATAGTATTGTTTCTTACAAATATGGATGAAGGAATTACTCTTTATTTTGGTGATGATATATTTGCACCAAAAGGATTAAATTCTGAATCTCAAAATGTATACATACAGTATTTTTCTACATTAGGAGCAAGAGGAAATAAAGTTGGTGTTATAGGTCAAGATATGATATCATCAAATACATTTACATCTGATACTGATGGAATAGATTTAACAAATAATATTTCATTTAAGTTTGCTACTAATATTAAATCGGGTTCTAATTTAGAAACTATAGATTCTATTAAATTAAATGCTCCTGAAATATATTATTCATTAGATAGATTGATATCATCTAGAGATTATATATCATATTTAAAAACACAAAGAATTGGAGATACTGGAAATCTTATAAAAAACGCAAAGGCTTGGGGTGAACAGGAAGAAGTTAAAAAAAGAGGTGAAACTGCTAATTTTAGATTTTTCAATGTAATGTTTTTTACAGTATTAGGAGAAATGTACAATTTTGTAAGTAATGATTATAATATTAAAAGTGATACACAATTACATGATGCACATTTAGAAGAATCTGAAGATTTTTCAACTGTATCAGAAGTAACATCTGGTGTAGTATCTGCTGATGGATATCCAGAACAAGCATATTATAATGTATTTATTAAA